CAAACGAAAAATCGGGTGAGGTATAATCCCCCCTTTTTTGTGGGTTTAAAACCAAATAAAAAGATTTAGCCGAAACTATGGAATGATAGAGAGAGGAAAATCAAATGGCGAAGAAATTAAACGAGATTAGCAAGAAGGAACTTCAACTCCTTGCGTTTGACGAGTTGAAACGAATCGCGCAAGACCCCAAGACCTCGAGTGCGGTCAAAGTGCAGGCGTTGACGCAGATTGCAAGGCTCGCGGAACAGTTGCAGGACGCAGAACCCGAGAAGCCTTCGAAACTCGCCGAGTTCTTGGATGAATGAAGAAGTCATCCGAGAAAGAAAATTACATACTGACGTACTATCAAAAGATTTCAGACGGAACGATCACGGTCGGGAAATGGGTTCGGCTCGTCTATGAAATGATAATCAAGGGACTTGAAAACAAGTCCTTTTTTTATGATTCCAAGAAAGCACATCGGGCAATCAATTTTATTGAGAATTTCGCACATCATCACGAGGGTGCGCTTGCCCCGCAGACGATAAAGCTCGAACTTTGGCAAAAGGCTTTACTTTCCCTTGTGTTTGGGATAGTCGACGAGGACGGGACGAGGCACTTCCGAGAAGTTGTCATCGTCATAGGCAGAAAGAACGGGAAAACCCTTCTCGACGCTTCGGTCGCTGATTATATGGCGTTCTGCGACGGGGAGTACGGCGCAAGGCTTTACTTTATCGCCCCGAAACTTCAACAAGCGTCCCTTTGTTATGACGCCTTGTATCAGATGATCAAGAAAGAACCCGATCTCGACGCCTTGACCAAGAGACGCCGAACGGACATATACATTGAATCAACGAACACGACCGCCCAACCGCTCGCCTTCTCACAAAAGAAGTCGGACGGTCTAAACCCTTCTTTTGTTTCCTGCGACGAGATTTCTTCTTGGCAGGGACAAGCGGGGTTGAAACAATATGAGGTTTTGAAGTCCGCTCTCGGTGCGAGAAAACAACCTTTGCTTTTCAGTATTTCAACATCGGGATATGAGAGTGAGGGCATATACGATGAACTTATGAAGAGGTCAACGAGGGTTCTTCTTGGAGATTCCAAGGAAACAAGGCTCTTGCCCCTCTTGTATATGATAGACGACCCCGAGAAGTGGAACGACATCAACGAACTTCAAAAGTCGAACCCGAACCTCAACGTCTCGGTCTCGGTCGATTACCTTCTCGAAGAAATCGCCGTCGCCGAAGGTTCACTCTCAAAGAAAGCGGAGTTTTTGACCAAGTATTGCAACATTAGGCAGAACTCTTCGCAGGCTTGGCTTTCAATGGACACGGTCGAAAAGTGCGAGGCAAATCTCGACATCAAAGACTTTGCTCATTCGTATTGTGTCGGCGGAATTGACCTCTCGCAGACAACGGACTTGACCTCGGCTTGTGTGGCGATAGAGAAAAACGGAATCATTCATGTGTTTTCACATTTTTGGTTGCCTGCCGAAAGGATAGACGACGCGCAGGCGAGAGACGGCGTTCCCTACAAGCTCTACATACAACAAGGGCTTTTGTCTCCCTCGGGCGAGAATTTCGTCGATTATAACGATTGTTTTAATTGGTTTAGGCGATTGGTCGAGGAACTCGAAATCCTGCCTTTAATGGTCGGTTATGACCGCTACACGGCACAATATCTCGTGCAGGATATGAAGGCGTACGGATTCCAAATGGACGACGTCTACCAAGGATATAATTTGTCACCCGTCATCAAGGAAATGGAAGGACTAATGAAGGACGGGCGGGTCAAATATGCTTCAAATAGCATTCTAAAAATGCACTTGCTCGACACGGCTTTAAAAATCGACACGGAATCGAACAAAGTCAAGATGATTAAACTCGATTCAAAATGTCACATCGACGGTTGCGCTTCGCTTCTTGACGCGTTGTGCGTCCGTCAAAAATGGTACGGAGAACTTGGTTCACAGTTGGAGAACAAATAATGGGCTTAAAAGAAATACTCTTCCCCAAAAAAGAAGCAAAAAAAGAGATTGCATACGCCGACACGACCTTCAAACTTCTTGACGGCTACGTTCCCGCATTCAGAACTTGGCGCGGTGAGATATACGAGAGCCAATTCGTCCGCTCGGCGATTGACGCAATCGCAAGACACGCCTCAAAGCTCGCGATCACGATTGAAGGCGGGACAAAATCGGAACTCTTGACCAATCTCAAGAAGAGACCGAACTCTTTTCAGACTTGGTCACAGTTCCTTTATAGAACCGCGACAATTCTAAACGTGCAAAATACGGCTTTTATCATCCCTTTGAGAGATAAGTTCGGGACGATTACGGGGATTTATCCTCTCCGCCCTGTTTCCTTCGAACTTGTGCGTGATGAAAAGTGGGGGCTTTGGGTGAGGTTCACTCTTGACGGAAACGAAAAGACCGCCGAGAGGCTCTCCGACATCGGGATTCTCACTCGTTATCAGTACCGATCAGAGTTCTTCGGGGATTCAAACAACGTCCTTGATGAGACGATGAACCTCATTTCGATTCAGAGGCAGGGAATCGAGGAATCGACGAAAAACGCTTCGAGCTATCGCTTCATGGCGAAACTTTCCAATTTCTCGAAGGCTTCTGATCTGTCTCTCGAACGCCAAAGGTTTGACGCCGAGAACTTTCAGACGAAGAACGGTGGTGGGATTCTTCTTTTCCCCAACACCTACAACGACATAAAACAGATTACGTCGCAGACGTTTTCGGTCGATACCGAGCAACTCAAACTTATTGAGAAAAACGTTTACGACTATTTCGGCGTAAATGAGGACGTTATTCAGAACAAGGCACACGGAGACGAGTTCCTCGCATTCTACGAGGGAGCGATTGAGCCTTTATCAATCCAACTCTCCGAAGTCCTCACATTTATGCTCTTTACTCCCCGAGAGGTTGCCTTCGGTTCGGGAATCTATTTCACATCGAACCGCATTCAGTACATGAACAACTCGGACAAACTCGCGGTCTCCCGTGACCTTGCAGACCGTGGCGTCCTGTCAATCAATGAGGTTCGCGAGATTTGGCAACTCCCGCCCGTTGACGGTGGAGACAAACACATCTTGAGGGGTGAATATTACGACACCGCGACAGGGACAAAAGTCGAAGAGATAGGAGATTCAAAAGATGAAGAATGACAGAGAATACAGAACATTAAATCTCGAAGTCGAGACAAGGAACGAAGCAGGCGACCCGACCTATATCGTGAGGGGCTACGCCTCGACTTTTAGTCCCTATATCTTATTCGAGGACGAGGACGGCACACAGTACAAGGAAGTTATTGAGCCGACCGCATTTGATGAAGCCGACCTCTCGGACGTTGTTTTCCGTGTAGATCACGAGGGAACAGTTTACGCGAGATCGAGTGCAGGAACACTCAAAGTCGGATTTGATGAACACGGCTTGTTTGATGAAGCCGACCTCTCAAGAACCGCAAAGGCGAGAGGATTATTCGAGGATATTTCGGCGGGCAATTATCCGAAACAGAGTTTCGCGTTTACCGTCAAAGAGGATTCCTACGACAAGAAAACTCACACCCGCACAATCAAAAAGATTGCGAAGGTGTTTGATGTTAGCCCCGTCTCGTTCCCTGCCAACCCGACAACGGAACTTGACGTCAAAACTCGTGACTACTTCAACGGAGTGATTGAAGCAGAGAAGGCGGAGAGACTTTCTATCGAGCAGAGAGAAAGGGCGAAAGAACTTTTAAAACTCAAGATTAAATTAATGGAGAGTGCAACAAATGGAAGAGATTAAGAATTTCACCGCCGAAGAGTGCGAGAAGAGAATCTCCGAGATTAAAGTCGAAATGGAAGCAGAGGGAGCAGACCTTGAAGCCCTTTCCGCAGAGGTCGACGCAATCGAAGAGAGAAGAACCGCACTCATGCAGGCAGAGGAGCAGAGAAAAGCCCTCGCAGACAAGGTCGCAAACGATGTGACCGCAACAATCATTGAAGAGAGAAAGGAAGAAAATAAAATGGAGAATATCGAGATCAGAAACTCCGCAGAGTACATCAACGCATTTGCTAACTACATCAAGACCGAGAAGGACACAGAGTGTCGCGCACTTCTCACCGAGAACGTGAGCGGTTCTGTTCCCGTTCCCGAGCTTGTATATGACATCGTCAAGACCGCTTGGAATCGTGACGGCATAATGAGCAGAGTTCGCAAGTCTTACCTCAAGGGCAACCTCAAGGTCGGATTTGAGATTTCCGCAACTCCCGCAGAGATTCACACCGAAGGCAACGGCAAGGTCGATGAAGAGACCCTCACCCTCGGCGTTGTGACCCTCGTTCCTGCGTCAATCAAGAAGTGGATTTCCGTTTCTGACGAAGTCATGGACATGAGAGGCGAGGAGTTCCTTCGTTACATTTACGATGAACTCACCTATCAGATTGCAAAGAAGGCAGGAAGCGCACTCGTTGACCTCATCGTTTCCGCTCCCGCAACTTCAACCTCAACGCAGGTTTCCGTTTCTGCGATTGATGTTTCCGCAATCACTATCGGAACAATCGCCGAGGCACTCGGCAACCTCTCCGACGAGGCAAGCAATCCCGTTGTCATCATCAACAAGGCTACTTGGAGCGCATTCAAGGCGGTTCAGTATGCAGGACAGTTCAACGTTGACCCCTTCGAGGGACTTCCCGTTGTTTACTCCGACGCTCTCAAGAGCTTCGCAGAGGCAAGCGACGGCGACACCTTCGCAATCGTGGGCGACCTCGAGCAGGGCGCGCTTGCTAACTTCCCCAACGGTGACGAGATCAAGTTCAAGTTCGATGACACCTCTCTTGCAGAGTTTGACCTCGTGAAGATTATCGGACGCGAGTTTGTCGCTCTTGGAGTTGTTGCTCCTAAGGCATTCGTAAAGCTCAACAAAGAGGTCTAAACCATGAGGGCGACCGTCAAGGTTGCATACTTCGACGACCTCGGCTTGCATAAAGTCGGGGACGTCGTCGAGGTCAAGGTCTTGAAATCCTATCACGAAGCAATCAAAGAGGGTGTAAAGCCTGCAAAGGTCGAAGCACCCGCAGAGATTGCAGAGGATGAAGAGCCGACCGAGGCGGTCGAAGTAGAGACCAAAAAGAAGAGCAGGAAAGCAACCAAGAAAAAGAAGGGTTGAAAATATGGCACTACTTGACGATGTGAAAATGGCTTTAAGAGTTACCACAACGGCATACGACGCCGAATTAAACGATCTTATCGAATCCGCAAGGGTCGATCTCGGAATCGCAGGGGTGATCATCCCCGAAACCGAGAACAAGGTCATCACGACGGCAATCAAAACCTATTGCAAGATGAATTTCGGAACTCCGAATCCTGCGAATTGGGAAATCCTCAAAAAGTCGTATGACGAGCAGAAAGCGCAACTCTCGAACTCTTCCGATTTTTCGGATTATTCAATGGTAATTGATAATGAATAAGTCTGTCACGATAGATTTACAGAAAAAGACATACACGACCGACGAAATGGGTCAGAGCATTTACACGGTGCAGAGTAAAACCGTTTATGCGACCATAACGTCAATATCTCGGGCGGAGTGGGTTTCCTACTCACAGACAGGACGGCAAGGGCTTGTCCCTGCCTTCGTTGCGTCCGTCTTTATGGGCGACTATGAAGGCGAAAACGAGTGTGTGTATGAGGGGCAGACATACGGCATTTATAGAACCTACGAAAGAGACGACGAGCAAACGGAATTATATCTCGAGAAGAAAGCGGGTTTTGAATGAGTAAAATCGGACAAATCTCGATTGACAAGTTTCTTGATACGATAGATCTCACCCTTGAGGACTTCGCAAAGGGCGTTGACGGTTGTCTTGCGATTGCTTCGGAAGAGGCGGGGCAGAGTGCGGAGAATGAACTTCACAACACTTCGCCGTCTCGGACGGGCAACTATCGCAAATCATGGACGTTCAAAGAGAAGGAGATCAAGAAGGGCAAGTCGTACCGAACCGAACTTGTCGTCTACAACGAGAAATATTATCGTCTAACGCATTTACTCGAGAAGTCACATCGAATCGCGAACAAGTACGGGTCATACGGAAAGTCAACGGCGCAACCTCACATAGCACCCGCCCAAAAGAACGCGGAAGCAAAGTTCGAGAAAGTATTCAAGGAAGAACTCGGAAGGATTAGAACATGACAAAGGAACTCAAAGCAATAAAAACGGCGTTTGACAATGCGAAAATTCCATACGCTTACAATGTTTTTCCGACCGACGCTTCGACCCCTGCGCTTCCGTATGTCACGGGATTTGTGACAGGCGGAGAGGGAAATCCCGCCGATGATGAAAACTACTTCGACACGATGAACGTTTCTCTCGTCCTGTTTACGAAGGTTAAAGACCCCGACACCGAGGACGCCGTTCGCGCGGTCTTGAAATCCCTCGGGTGTGTCTACACTTGGGACGAATCCTACGCAACGGACGAGAAAATGTATATCATCACATATTCAATCACAATGGACGCATAAAGGAGATATAAAAATGGCAGATTCAAACAAGGTCAAGTTTGGACTTAAAAATGTTTATTATGCCGTACTGACGGAGACCGCAGGCACGATCACCTACGGGACACCCGTCGCAATCAAAGGCGCGGTCACTCTTTCACTTGACGCGCAGGGCGACGAGACAAACTTCTTCGCAGATGATACCAAGTATTACAACGTGACCGCAAATGCGGGCTATTCGGGAAGCCTCGAGCTTGCGAAGATTCCCGATCAGTTCAAGAAGGACGTTCTCGGTTTCATAGAGGACACCAACAACATTCTTTTTGAGGACGCAGAGGCAGAACCCAAGAGATTCGCTCTTCTCTTCGAGTTCAGCGGAGACGCAAACAAGACCCGTCACGTTGTTTATGATGTGACTTGTTCCCGCCCTTCTCTCGGTTCTTCAACTATTACCGAGAGCAAAGAACCGCAGACCGAGACCCTCAACATCACCGCTTCGCCCCTTCCTATCGACGCAAACGGAAGGAGACTTGTCAAGGCAAAGTCCAACGAGGGCGACGCAGAGTATGCGGGTTGGTTCTCCGCTGTCTATCAGTACACCTAAATTTTTTCACCGAGGGAAAAAGGAATGGAAAAAACAATTTTGGTCGATGATAGAGAAGTTAAGTTCAAGGCTACGGCGAGTACACCGAGGGTGTACCGCCAAGCCTTCGGGCGTGACATATTCACCGACATTCAATCTATTATCTCGGGCATGACTTCGGCGGATGATATGCCGATCGAATGCCTCGAATCTTTCGAAAATATCGCTTTTTGTCTCAATTCGCAGGCAGAGGGGCGAAGTCTTAATCGTGAAAACGTAGAAACATTAATGGAAGAGTGGCTCGACGGGTTCGAGACCTTTTCCATATATCATATTTTCCCACAAATAATGGATTTGTGGCGGTTGAACACAGAACAGACCGTCGAACCAAAAAACCAAGTCGCCCGACCGATAGACCAATGACAACGGCGTTGTTCATGCTCCGATGTCTACAAGTCGGGCTAACACTCGACGACCTCGACAAGCTCGAGATTGGGCTTGTAAATGACATATTTGTTGAAATGTCGAACGACCATGCAGAATGGGACATCAAACCCACTCAAGAGGATTTCGACAGATTCTAAAAGGTGCAAACATGGCAGACAGAATCAAAGGAATCACAATCGAGATTGACGGCGAAACAAAAGGGCTATCACAGGCACTAAAAAGCGTCAATAAGGATTTAAAGTCAACGCAAACACAGTTGAAGGACGTTGAGAAACTTCTCAAACTCGACCCTCACAACGTGACCCTTCTCGGACAGAAAATGGAATTGCTCGGGAAGGAGATCGGGCAGACAAAGGACAAACTCTCTCAACTCAAGTCCGTTTCGGATGAAATGGAAAAGGGTCTCAAAAATGGAACAGTAACCGCCGAACAATACGACGCTTGGCAGAGAGAAATCATCGAGACCGAGAACGAACTCAAGAACCTTCAAAAAGAGATTGCGAACGTCCCGACCGCTTCCGAGGCTATGCTCGGCAGAGTGTCAGATCACATCGAAAGTCTTGGGAACAAGGTCTCAAGTGTGGGCGATAAGATTTCGAGCCTTGGCGATTCCTTAATGCCTGTCACGGCAGGAATCACGGCACTTGGAACGGCTTCGGTGAAGTCTTGGCAGGAACTTGACGACGCCATGGACGACATCATTAAGATGACGGGAGCGTCGGGAGAGAACCTCGAGGAACTCGAAGGAATCGTGAACTCGATCGCGACCACAATCCCGACCGATTTCAAGACGGTTGCGTCTGCGGTCGGTGAAGTCAACACCCGTTTTGATGTGACGGGAGACACCCTCGAAACCCTCTCAACGTCCTTCATTAAGTTTTCGGAACTCAACGGAACGAACGTCACTTCTTCGATTGACACAGTTTCGTCAATGATGAAGGCTTGGGGATTGGAAACCAACCGAACCGTCGAGGTATTAAACCTTTTGAACGGCGTCGGGCAGAGTACGGGCGTTAATGTCGAGACCCTTTCAAACTTAATGCAGGACAACGCATTATTTTTCAAGGAGTTTAATCTCGACGCAGGACAGACCGCCGTATTGCTCGGCAATATGGAGAAAAACGGCATTGACGCAAGCGCAGGCGTCACCGCTATGCGAACCGCCATGGCAAAGGCTACGGAAGAGGGAAAGAGCCTCTCCGACGCCCTCAAGGAGTACGAATTTTTCGTCGAAAGCGCGGGAGTTTCGGAGTTTGAAAAACTCGAAATGGCGAAAGACCTTTTCGGTGGCAAAGCATACGCGCAGATTTACAACGCATTAAAAGAGGGAAATCTCTCGTTTGTAAATATAAAAGGGTCAATGTCCGATTTTAGGGGAAGCGTTGCAAACACCTTTGACGCAACCCTCGACCCGATAGATGAATTTACTACTACAATGAACGAATTAAAAATCCTCGGCGCAGAGATCGGCGAAGAGATAATCCCCGTTCTTGTAGATGTATTAAAAGATTTGAAACCGATTCTTGATTCCCTGCGGGAATCTTGGGAAGCGATGTCACCCGAAGAACAAAGGGCATTGATTGAGAACCTCGGCAAACTCGCACTTTTAGCCCCTGCGCTTTCAGCAACAGGACGCGCGGTGTCGGCGGTCGGTGCGGGAATCTCGGTTCTTGGGAAAGCAGGCTCGAAACTTTCATCCCTTGGAATCGGTGCGAAGGTTTCCTCACTTCTTGGAACTTCAACCGCAGGAACGGCGGGAGCAACCGCAGGAACAACGGCGGGCGTCTCTATGGGAACGGCGTTAATTGCGGGGCTTGCGTCGGCACTTGCAGGCGGAGCAATCGCGAAGGTTTTAGACAATTACGTCATCGCCCCGATTCTCGAGACGTTAGGTTCAGAGGACGCCGAATGGTATCGGAATTTCACTTGGTTTGGGGACGGCGGTTTCTTCGACGAGATGTTCGACTTCAATTCGTTGAATGAGGCTCTCGACGTCTACAAAGGCGCGTTTCGCTTAATGGGTGAGGACGCAAAGACAAACCTCAACAACATGAAAGAAGGCGTCTCGCAGATTTGGGATTCGATGTCGACAGAGGCGCAGGGAGCAACCGCAGGCGCGGTCGCAACTATCGCGTCGAATTGGGACGAGATCAAGCGAAAGACAATGGAAACTTGGGACAACGTCAAACTGTCGGTCTCGGACGCTTGGACGAACGTCAAGGACACTTTCACCGAGTGGAAAGACGGTGTCTTTCAGACCTTCGAGGATATATGGAGCAAAATCAAAGGAATTTGGGATTCGCTCGGAGAACTTTTCCGCGAAGGTTTCGACATTAAACTTCCTCACTTCTCCGTCACGGGTGGCGTTGCACCTTATGGCATAGGCGGACAAGGCTCGCTCCCGAAATTTAACATTGATTGGTACAAGGACGGCGGAATCCTCACAAGCCCGACAATCTTCGGAATGCAGGGCGGACGATTCCTCGGCGGTGGCGAAGCAGGCGCGGAAGCGGTTCTCCCTCTTTCAGATCTCGAGGGAATGATTGCGGGTGCTATGACGACCGCTCTTGGAAATGGCGGTGACACCGTCATAAATGTATCAATAGACAATAACAATCTCGGGTCGGTGCTTTTGACCGCTCAACAAATGATGAATTTAAGGCGTGGCAAATGAGCAATTACAACGATTTTCCTATAAAGATAAATAATACCCCGATTCCCGTTCCTATCGCATGGAACGAAACTTCCGAAGTTGTCGAAAACGTAAACACGACCGAAGCAGGAACGGACGTCATCGACGTTTTGAGGGTTGACAAGTTGAGCGTAAACGCGAGCTTTAACGTCTCGTCAACTTGGCTTGCAACCTTCAAAGGTTGGGGCAATTCAACGAGTGTGCTTTCCGTGAACATATATGACGCCGTTTCGAATGCCTATGTGTCGCGGGATATGCGGATTCGAAATTTCGTTTATTCACTTGTGCAGAACTCGGACAGGACAAGCGGAACGGTCGGTCTTTGGGAACTTTCCTTTGATCTGATCGAGATTTGAGGGACTATGTATAACGCAAGCGCAGATTTCAACACAAAGATAAAAGAAAATATTCGTCTTTTGCATTGGAACGGGTCAATCAATACACCCACTCCGATTTCTTTTTCGGATGATGACATCATTTCGGGAAGTCTGACAAGAAATATCGCGGGAGACACTCTCGAGGTCGGTTCGGTCTATGCTTCACAACTCACACTTGAAGTCGTTCTCCCGTCCGTCTCACGTTATGAGCTTTACGGTTTGACGATTTCCCTTTCGGTGAGTGTAGAGGGCGCGACCGATGTTATCCCAATGGGTGTATTTACAATCACCGAAGCACTTCAAACGGCGTCGAAAATCTCAATCACCGCATACGATAATATGATTAAGTTTGACGACGTCACCTTCTCCCCTGCGGAAGATTCTCTCATACAAAGCCCGTTTGTTTGGCTTTCCTCGATGTGTACGAAGTGCGGTGTCACTCTCGGAAGCACATCGGCAGAGATCGGGGCATTACCGAACGGAAGTCGCAAGACAGGATTTGCGGACGTTGTCGCAGACGTTCAAACACTCCGAGACGTTCTCGGCTACTTGTGCGCGTACCTCGGCTCGTTTGCCTACATCGGCAGGGACGGGAATCTCTACATCGGCAAATATACGAACAATTCCGTTGACACGATTCCCGCGTCTTATAGATTCTCGTCGAACCTCTCGGACTTCCGCACGACTTACGACGGACTATACGCCACATACAAGGACGGCGGGGTTCAAGAGTACGTCGACAACACGAACACGGGCGGAATCGTTCTCGACCTTGGGATAAATCCTTTCTTGCAATTCTCCGACGAGACAAACCGCCTCAATGCCCTACAAGAAATCATCGACGCTTGGGTCGGCGTGTATTACGTCCCCTATTCTTCCGAAATGCCTCTCATACCGACGTATGACCCCTCGGACGTCTTGACCTTTGTCGACAATCAAGCGGGAGCGTATGACCTCGGAGCAATAACCGAGATAACCTACAACATAGGCGGGACGATGTCGGTCATTTGCTCGGGTGACAATCCCCGTTTAGCACAGGCACAAGACCGCTTTTCAAAAACGATTGCGGGACTTTCGGCAGAGTACAACAACGGGCAGGAAGTAGGCGGGAAGGACTTTTGGATTCTTCACACAACGAACACGGGAGCTTTGACCGTAGGAAGTACCGAAACGCAGATTGCC